ACCGCCCTGGCGGCGGAGAGCGATATCGCCAGCCTCGGCATCGTGGCCGGTGAGTCTGGCAGCGCCATCACCATTGGCGGCAAAGCCTACACCGTGCTGGCCATCGTGCCGGACGGCGATGGCTTTGCCACCATGACCCTGGAGGCCGCGTAAATGAGCAGCATTCGCCAGCAGATCATGGATGCCCTGGCCACCCGGCTCGCCACCATCACCACGGCAAACGGCTACCAGACCAGCGCCGGTTCAAAAGTCTTTGTCTGGCGCAAGCACCCGGTCACGCCGGCCGAGGTGCCCTGCCTCCTGGTGCAGGACACCGACCTGGCGCGGGACTACAACCGGCTGGTGGGACAGGCGGAAAATCGCCTCACCGTCGAGATCGTGGCCGCCGCCAAGGGCAGCACCACCGCCGCCGAGGCCCGCGCCATCGAGGCGGACATCGTCAAGTGCCTGGCCGGGTGGGAAACCGCCGGTGGCCTGGCCGACTGGCTGCTGGTCGAAAAGACCGCGCTGGTCATGGAGCAGCACGAGGAGATGGTGGGCGCGGCGCAGATCACCGTGGCCATCGCCTACACAACGGAACGCAACCTCTGCTAGGGCAGGGAAAGGAGAACGACCATGGCACAGGCAAAAGGCGCGAAAGCCTACTTGGCCATCCAGCAGGAGGGTGCGGCCTACAATACCGACCCGACCACGGCGGCCACCACCAAGATTTATTTTGAGAGCGAATCGCTGGGCAAGTCGCTGGAGCAGAACGACTCCGCCATCATCCGCGGCAACCGCAACCCGGCAGCGCCCACCCGCGGCAATATCGACGTGGCCGGCGGTTTTTCCACCGAGCTGATGGCCGGGCTGGGCTGCCCGCTCTACGGGGTAATGGGCAGCGTGGAGACCACGGCCAACGCCGGAACCGGCGAGGTGCTGGCCACCGCCCTCACCGCCCCCACCGGCGTGATCGACGCCGACAACCAGATCCTCACCGTGACCTGCGCGGCCCACGGCCTGGCCCTGGGCGACGTGGTGCAGCTCGCCGGGCTCACCGCCCCCACCTCGCTGAACAACACCTACTGCAAGGTGATCGCGGTACCCAGCGCCAACTCCTTTGTGCTGCGCATCCCGGTGGCCACCACCACCACCTTCACCCTGGGCACCGGCACCATCAAGAAGGTGACCACCCCTGCCACCACCTACAAGCACACCTTCAAGGTGGGCTCGGCCCTGCCCTCCTTTGTGGTGGAAAAGGGCTTCACCGATATTGCCCAGTATTTCAAGTACAACGGCTGCAAGTTCGGCAAGATGAGCCTGGAGGTCTCCACTGTCGGGCCGCAAAAGATGAGCTTCGACATCATGGGCGCCAAGGAGACGGTTTCGGCCTCGGCCTTTGCCGCGCCATCCGACCCGGGCAAGGCATCCTTTGACGGCCTGGGTATTGCCACCATCGAGGAGGGCGGCAGCGCCATCGCCATTGTCTCGGCCATCTCCGGGCTTACCGTTGACAACGGCCTGGATGGCGACACCTTCCTCATCGGCGGCGGCGGCATGCGCGGGGCGATCAACGAGGGGCTGGTCAAGGTGAGCGGCACCATCAAGGCCCTGTTCCAGGACGTGACCCTCTACAACAAGGCGCTCAACTCCACCGAGACCAGCCTGCGGGTGGTCTACAACCGTGGCGCCGGGGACGGCACCGTGGGCAACGAGTCCATCGAGTTCAAGTTGCCGGAGCTGGTGTACAGCGTCAAGACCCCGGTGGTGGATAAGCCCGGCGGCCTCTGGGTTGAGCTGGGCTTATCGGCCTATTACAACGACGCGGCCGAGGCCACGGCCATGCAGATCATCCTCAAGAACAGCCAGGCCGCGGTGTGACCATGACCAAGACCTACACCATCGACAACAAGACCTACACCCAGCAGCCGCTGGTCATCGGCCAGGTGGCGCGGCTGCTCGCCGAACTCAAGGGCGTGGCCATCACCGACATCTCGCCCCTGGGGTTGATCGCCGCCCTGGGCGAGAAGCTGCCCCGCCTCATGGCCTGCGTGCTGGTGCCCCATGGCGTTGCCCCGCAGGAGGTGGACATCGATACCCTGGCCGACGAGCTGGCCTACAGCGTGGACACCGAGACAGCCCTGGAGGTGCTGGCCGATTTTTTGTCCATGGCGGATCTGGCCTCGCTCTTTGCCAGGCTGACCACGATGCTGGCCCAGGCGAACCAGACCGCGGGCAAGCAGACTGGAGCGGCGAACTCTGCGCCCTCCTCGCCGGAGGCGATCCATTAAGGGGCAGGGAAATCCGCTGGGGCGTGACCCTGGCCGAGGCGGCGCCCTTCCTCAAGTACCGGCAGCGGGAGCTGCTTTTCCGGGAAGGGGTGCTGGCCTTCCTCGGCGCGGGTGAGGCCGAGGAGAAAGAGAAGCGGGACGAGGCGGACTACCAGGCCGCCGTGGCGATGCAGGAACGGCTGAAAGCTCAAGGGGGCACGGAGTGAGCAACCGGAACGACATCAAGATCACCATCAGCGGCGATGCGGAAGGGCTGGCCAGGGAACTGGCCAAGGCCAAGGCCAACATCGGCAAATTCTCCAGCGAAGGGGAAAAGGCGCTTGTTTCCCTGCGTGCTGCCTGGGGCACGCTGGCCGCTGCCGTGGCCGGTTTCGCCTCTGGCAAGATCGTGGCCACCATCGCCGAGTTCGAGCGGCTCAACGCCTCCCTCAAAACCATCACTGGCTCCAGCGAAAACGCCAAGGCGGCCATGGGCTTCCTGCGGGAGTTCGCCGCCACCACCACCTATCAGCTCCAGGAGGTGGTCACCGCCTTTACCAAGCTCTCGGCCATGGGGCTCGATCCATCCCGCGAGGCGCTGGAAAGCTACGGCAACACCGCCAGCGCCATGGGCAAGAACCTCAACCAGATGGTGGAGGCGGTGGCCGATGCCGCCACCGGCGAGTTCGAGCGGCTCAAGGAGTTTGGCATCAAGGCCAAGAGCGAGGGCGACAAGGTCTCGTTCACCTTCCAGGGCACCACCACCACGGTGGCCAAGAACGCGGCGGAGATCGAGAAGTATCTCATCTCCATCGGCAAGGTGCAGTTTGCCGGCGCCATGGCCGAGCAGATGAACACCCTGGGCGGCAAAATCTCCAACCTCAAGGATGCCTGGGACGCACTCATCGCCCAGTTCGGCGAGAGTGGCGGCAGCGCGGCAGGACAAGGCGTTGTCGATGGGCTCATCTGGTCCGTCGAAAAGCTCAAGGTGGCGATGGATGCGCTGCCCAAGGTCTTTGTCTCCCTCTTCGCCGGGATCGAGAAGGGGTGGGAGCATGTGGCCTACGCCTTCGCTGTGGTCGGGACGCAGATCAAGTACACCTTCCTCGAGGTTGTTGCCGAGCTGCGGAAGGTATACGGCAAGTTTTTGGAGACCGTTGCCGATGGCCTGGACTATGTGCCTGGCGCAGGCAAGGCAGCAGCCCACCTGCACAATAAGTCGGCCGGCCTCATTGGTGGAGTGGATGCGAACCTCAAGGCGTGGGAGGGTTCCCTCGCCAAGCTGCGCAAGGACCATGAGCAGCGGCTCGCCACCATCGATGATGCGGCCATGGCCTCTTTTCTTGACATCGACAAGGCAAATACCAGCGGCGGCAAATACACACCCAAGGGCCGCAAGGGCGGCGCTGCTGGCGGAGTTGATGACAAGGCCGCCAAGGAGGCGGAAAAAGAACGGCTGGCCGAGATCAAGCACCATCTCGATGCCCAGGTGGATGCCAACGAGCAGCTCCTGGCCGTGACCGAGGAGCTGGAAACCGCCCAGCTCTCGAAAGACGACAAGGCGATCCGCGCCATACAAAAGGAGCATGAGCTGCTGCTCAACAAGTCCCACCTCCTCACCCTCATGGGCCAGCAGACCGTGGAGGAGGGGGCCCGCATCAAGGAGGTGCTCGGCACCCGGATGCAGGAGCAGCTCGACGACCTCAAGGACAAGGGCAAGGACACCGCCAAGGAACTGAAAGACGCTTTTTCCGGGTGGGCTTCCAACATGGGCCGCGACCTCAACGAGGTGCTGTGGGGCGCGGACCTTACCTTTGGCAAGATCGGCGAATCCTTTGGCCGGATGATCACCCAGATGGCGATCCAGAAAAAGGTGGTGGAGCCCATTGTGAGCGGCTTCGATTCCTTCAACTGGTCTTCTGTCGCCAGCTTCCTTTCCTCCTTTGCCAATGGCGGCATTATGACCTCGGCCGGCCCGCTGCCGCTCCGCAAGTACTCCACCGGCGGCGTGGCCTATACCCCGCAGGTGGCCATCTTCGGTGAGGGCAGAACGCCAGAGGCATTCGTGCCACTGCCCGATGGCCGCCGCATCCCCGTGACTATGAGCGGTGGCGGCGCCAACGTCCAGGTGGTTATCAACAACAACGCCAGCGGCACCCAGGCCACGGCGCGGGAGAGTCGGGACGGCAGCGGCAACCGGATCGTCGAGGTGATGATCGACCAGGTCAAGGGCGCGATTGCCCGCGACATCTCAAATGGTGACGGCGTGGTCCCCACCGCCATGAGCCGTGCCTACGGCCTCAACCGGGTGGCGGGGGCATACTGATGGCAACGTGGCCTGCAACCCTCCCGCTGCCCACGGTCTCTGGCTACCAGCTCGCGCCGGGCGACCAGACCGTGCGCAGCGACATGTCGGTGGGCGCGCCCAGAGCCCGGAGAATAACAGCCGCCAGAAACGACCAGGTGACAGCGCAGTGGCTCATGGACGATGCCCAGCTTGCCGCCTTCCGCACCTGGTTCGAGGATGATGTGGACGGCATTGCCGGTGGCGCGGCCTGGTTCACCGGCCTCTCCCTGGCCGTGGGCGGTGGGCTCACCTCGCCGGATTGCCGTTTTGTCGGGCCGTTCACCGCCTCGCTCCTCACCGGCACCCTGCTCTGGCAGGTCACGGCCAAGCTGGAGGTGCGCTGATGCCGGACTCCACCCTCAAGCAGGCCATCAAGGAGGCATACGCCGCTGCGCCAAGCGACTCCATCATCTACCACACCCTGGAGATATGGCACCCCTCGTTCACCACCCCCATCCGGGTGGTGCGGGACAACAACCTCACCCCGCTCACCGCCACCCTGGAGGCCACCGCCCCGAGGGATGCCGGGCAGGTGGTGAACTTCCTGGGCTACCAGTTCGACTTTACCAAGCCAGAGGTG